GAGCCGCTGATCGACGTAGTACGCCATCTGCTCCATCGGATTCTCGGGATCGGGCTGGTACTCCTCCTGTTGGGGCTGGAGATAAGCCGCAATCTGACTAACTGCCTGCTGTGTGTTCCTCCACTCCTGCTCCGAGATCTGGAACGGCTGGGGAGTGGGAGGAGCAACTTCTGGTTCTGGAGGAGCCGGTACTGCTTCGGGCTCAGGAACTTGTTCACTCATGAGTGGGAGAGTACCAGACCCACCGGGTACGCTGTCGCGTCAGACGCCCGGAGGGATGTTCACGGGACCACCAGGAGGCGCTGCCTGGCCTTGTCCGGGGTTGATCGGGTTAGGACTAGGGAGAGTGGGAGAGGGGGGCGCGGGAGGGCCTGGAGGCGCCGGAGGACCACTCGGGGGCGGGTTCGGCCCGCCGGGGGCCTTGCTCTGCGCGCTCTGTTCGTGCTCCTGGATATGCACGTCGTACGCGATCACGACCTGAGCGGCGTGATGATCGCCCTGATCAACGAGCGTCTGAGCCTTGGACTGGTTGACACGGTGGATCTGAACATGAGCCGCGTCGTTGTCGTACTTCGCCACCGGGGGAGCGTGTCCCGTAGTCTCGATGATCACGTTCTCCAACTCGGCTTTGTGCGCGTCCTGAGACTTGTCGCTGGGCGGGAGCGGGAGGGCCTTACCGGCGTTCACCGAGTTGTAGTACCACTCGATAGGAAGCGGTGCCTGGACGGCAATCGCGGCGTTCCAGATGTCGTTGATCTTCTGGATCTCTGCCGCCTGGGAGTTGGGCACCGTGCCGGTGCGGGTATACCGCACAAGGTATTGCGCCGGGATCTTGTTCGAGTCGAAGAGGAAGCTCCCCAGCGTGTTATCCCCACCGGCCACCAGGATCTTCTTCTTGGAGGGCCAGTTCTTCATCTGCTCCATGGTGTCCCAAGCCAGATCCAGCATCGAAGTCTTGAACAAACTGCTAACGGGATCCAGTTTCTTGGCGTCGTTCTCGGTCAGGAGAGCCATCGCGGAGTACGCCGCCACACCCTGCGGGGCCTGACCCATGGAAACCCCCCTGATGCCCATGGCTTTCTCCACGTTGTCCACGGACAACTTCAGGGCGTCCATCATCCAGTTGCCGATCTGGACTCCGGGGTCAGCCTTGGGGAGCGGCGCTCCGGGGCGAACTTCGATGATCTCCATCGGTTCGCCGGTCTTGGGGCGCGCGAGGGACTGCTCCTCGATGTACACCTTCGGCATGTTGCGATCCACAATCGCGTTGTACTGGGTCAGGTTCTTGTTGTAGACCTTCTGGGGGTTGATTCCGTTCTCGATAAACGCCTTGCCCGGGAAGCGGCCGGGGATCACGCTCCAGCGGAAGTAGTGCAACCCCGTACGCGGGCCCTGCGGATGATCGGCCAGGTCAAGCTCCTCCCGCACATCCAGAAGAGCGTCATCGGTGAACACCACCACGCGGCCTTTCTCGTACTGACTGTTCGGCCGTTCGTAGCCGGTGTAAACCATGGTGAACCCTTCCATCTTGACAGGTGTTTTGTCCGAGTACCCAACAGTCAGCATCGATGTGTTCTCGATGTCCTCGGGCTGCACGTCCACGGCCAGATCGCCGTACCGATTGCGTACCTCGGCCACGGATACAGGGCGCCGGATAATTTCCCAGAGGAACAACTCAGGATCCTCGTAACCAGGAGGCCAGAGCAGGTTCTCGATCTTCAGCAGTTCCCAGTTGATCTTGCCCTCGCGCAGGGTTTGGATGTTTGCCGAGCGGCCCTGGGCGTGTTGTTCGGACACGTACTTAGCAGCTTCGTCTCTGTCCAGGATCGGACTCCCATCCTTGTACGGCACGTCCCCGACGATCTCTCCGTAGCGCCGGTCGTACCGGCACCTAACCGCCACAGTCCCGTCGATAGCCAGGTGCCTCCAGAGGGCCTGGATGCGATTCTCGGCCTTCCATTCGTTCTCCCACCCCCAAGCGAACGCCTGATTCAGTTCCTTGGTCAACTCCTCGGTCATCGGGTTGTCCGGACGGGAGAGGAAATTCGGCTTGTAATCGGAGGCTGCGAGGGTGCCGATAGCGGTGTTCAGGTACTGATCCAGGATGTTCGCCTGGACAAGCTCCACGTTCCCGCGCCTACGAACCTCCACAACACGTCCGTCGCGGGTGTTCACGTCCAACTGCTGCTTGCCAACCGCGAACAGCCGGTTGATCTTCACCTGTGTCAGGTAACTCTTGGCTTCTTTCTCAGCCTGATCTTTGCGCTTGGCCCAGGGGACGAGTACGTCGTTTGTGACGTAAGACTTGCCGCCGATGGTTACCCGCTCAGGCGCCACAAGCCTAGTTTAGACCCGAGCGTCCGTCACTTCAGGCAACTCCTCGCCCTGGAGGCCGAAGTAGTCCCTGATCAGCCACTGGACTGTGATCGCCCTGAAGGCCGAAGTAGTCCCTGATCAGCCACTGGACTGTGAAGTACGCGGCGAACTGAGCCGCCGTGGGCTCCTCCGTGAGGCCGGGGTTGAACTCGGTGTCGATATCAACGGTTCCAGGCTCTTCGCCGTCCCTAAAAATCAGCTTTACTTCAGCCATGGTTCACACTTCCTCCCATCCCGGCTCGATCTTGGTTTCCTCATCATCCACCGGAGGCCGGACGCGGCGGGAGAGTCCAGGGTTTGTCCTGGGTGTACATGATCCTATCTGCAAAGTCCTTGACCACGGACATGAACGTCTGACGCTCCCGCTGTTGTTCGCGCCGGTCGGCGCGGCGCTCCTTGGCCTGAACGTAGACCAAACCCACCAGCGCCAAGTTCAGAAGCAGGCTAAGGAGTAGCACTAGGCGCCGGGGGAGTCGGGGTTGGAGTCGTCTGAGCCTTCGATGCCGACTCGATTTGCAGCAGGGCCGCGAAGTCTGCGGGAGTAAGATTCGCTAGGTTCAAGAGCCGCTGCTGCCAGGCGAAAACCTCGTCCTTCAGTTTCTTGATCTCGGTCTGGTAATCGGACTCCGTGTAAGCCCACTCCTGGGCCTCTGAGAGCATCGGAGAGCCGATCAGGTGAGCGGCCTGCTCCAGATCCTGAGCGCAAACAACCACGTCTGCCACGCCGGAAATCTCCGTACCGTCCCGAGTCAAGTTGACCTCGGAGATGAAGTCCACGAACCCCCTGGTGCTCTGCTGGGTGCCACAGACCAAGCAAGCCTGACCGGGTTCGACGTTCTGGATCCAACGAAAGGTAGCGATATCTACTTTCCTTTCTTCGCTTCGGGCACGTTAGCGTAAAGCGCTTTCAACTGATTCAGACAAGACGCTTTATCGTCATGGGTGCCGTGGACTTTACCTGAATCCTCAGTGACACATTGCCACTTGCCGCCCTTCTGAATGCACTTGAAGGGCACTAGGAAAGGTAAGTGTCGCCGCGCTTAGGAGTCTGCTTGCCACCACGCCCACGGTAAGAAGGCCCTGAATAACTGCGGGACTCGGACTTGCCGTGATCCTCGCTCTTCTTGGAGCCCTTCTTGGCCTGGGAAGCCACGTAAGCCTCACACGCGGCCTTGTTCGGATGACTGGAGTGAACCGTGCCGTGCTCGTCCACGCACTTCCAATTGCCTCCACTCTGGATACAAGAGAGAGCCACAGCTGGTTACGCCGTAGCGCGCGTGTCGCCCTGGGCGGTCTTGGGAGACTCGTCCGGGCCAGGAGCGGCGCGGTTCCCAGAGTCGTCGTCCGCCGTGGCGGTACCCGGAGCATCGACCGTGTAAACAGGCTGGGCCGGAGCGGTGCCGAACGCCGGAGGATTCGCATCGAAGCTCTCCTGACGACGCTGGACGTACTCGCTGTACGCCTCGGAGGCTTCCTTGTTGTCCTTGGTCTTGCGGCCCACCGACTTGACCACCGGGTTGCGGTTCGGATCGAGGGAGGTAGCGGAGAAAGCGTTGTCAGGAGCCTTCGGGTTGGCCTGATCAGGAGCCGGTGAAACACCGATCTCCGGAGCGATATCGGGCTCCTGGTCGCGAGCCGGATCGACGTAAACCCCGCGATCACCAGTGGCGCGGTAGTGCATCAGGGCCTCGTTCTGAGCCTTGAGGTACTCCTGATCGACCTTATCGGGATCCGGAGGCTTGACCTCCACCACATCCACGTTCGCGTTCACGTCGTCTTTCTTGTCCGCCATATCCAGAAGTCTAGCAGCAGAGCGAGACAACCTAGAACTCACGCCATTGCGCGCCGGGGTTCCACTCGCCCAGGGTGCGTTCCACGCGGGATCCTGCCATCTCCGGACGACGATCTGGGAGGATCTTGGCCGTGACCAGGTACCTCAACGCTGCCAGGGAGTTGTGCACCAAGACGCCATTGGCGAAGAATTCTGGACAATCCTCAATCTCCAGGTTGTACACCCTCTGCGGTGGTAGTTCGACGGGTGATCCAGGCGCATTTCTTAGAACAGTGCCCTGTGGCGAAGTACCTGTTACATTCAAAATTTTCTCCACAGGCACGACAAACCCTTGTTTCATAGTCGAGTCTGTTAGTCCTGCGATAGGCAGATTTACATTTTCCCGAACAGAATCTAGCCCAGGTGAAGTACTCAAAACTTGTCCCACATTGGTCACAACGGCGAACGAGTGGCCTGGCTCGCATTGCTTCCCAAGCTCTGCGAGCCAACTCTTGACCCCATTCTTGACCCTTGGAAGTAGTCCTAAAATCGCTCGCCGCCTGGCCGAGACGAGAGATGTTTTCCCAAGACTCCTGCCAAGAAATACGCCCAGGTGTTCTTTCTTTGGAATGTTCTCGCAAGTGATCTCCGGCGGGGAGACATTCCAGGTTTTCAAGGGCATTGTTGAGAGGATTCTTGTCCTTGTGATGGATGTGATAACCGCTTGGAATCTCTCCATGAGCGTTAGCCCAGGCGCGACGAGCGCGTTTGTGAGCGTTCCTCTTCTCGTTAGCAGTAAGCACGTATCGGATTGTAGCAAACCAAGGGGCTTCCATCCCCGCAAGGTCAATATGGGATGTTGATAAGTACCCGTCAATCCCCCCAAATCCAACACGGGTTGGTTCTCTCCAGTTACCCCAGACCAAAGAACCTTCTTCCAACCTTGTCTAGTTAGAACCTTGTCAGAAGTGGCAACCGACTCAATTGGAATAGAACCGCGCGCAGTCGTAACTAAGGTTCCCGAAATGAGACAGTGTCCGTGGCGTGTTTCCCAGAAGGGATCGACCACTTCTCCGGTGACCGCATCCAGCGGAGCGAACCTGACCTGGTCTGCCAGGACGGGGCAATCCTCCGTGAAGAACAACCTCGGGGAGCCGTAGACGGGGTCAGAAGAATCTGCTGCGCGAGGATGCCAGTCGGGAAAAGCGAGGCTGGGGTCAGGGCGTAGTAGTTCTGCGATCCTGACGAGCCCTGCGCGCCTATCGTTGTTAGCTGGTACGAGATTGATCCCGTGCTTGGCGAACTCGCTGT